ATCCTTTTATAAGTAACTCTAATTTAACTCTATTTTTTTCTTTCTTTATATGTTCATCAACAGATTGTTTTACTACTACTCCATCTACATCATCATAAGTTTCAAAGAAAGCACCATTAGCTTGTATAATTTTTCCTACATCTTTTATTGATGTACCAGCATAATCTTTTACTGTTGCATCTTTTATATCCTTAGCAAGTTTTATTTTTTTATCATAGTAACCATTTAAGGATGTATGAGCCATTGTAGCTAATTTAGCTTTAACAGTTACAGCTCCCTCTCCATCTATTTCTAAAAATGATTGAGTGTATCCATCTACAATTTGATTTAATTGTATTTCAAATTCTTCAACACCCATATCAGTATTGTTTGCATTTAATTCTAACTCAGATATTTTTTTAGATGCAGCCATAGCTACATCAGTTGCTAGAAAGTTTATTTGTGCATTTCTTAATGTAGAATCAAATACATTTGTACCTTTAGGTAATAACTTAGTTCTTTCTGTTGGTGATGCGTTTTCGTATTGACTTAATGTTACTGGATTAGATGCTGCATATTCATAAGCCTTTATCTTGCTTTCTGTTTCTACTTTACCTATAGAAAATTTTAAAACATTATTTATTCTATCTGCAAGGTTTCCTTGAAAAGCAGCTTGAGCCTTAAATTGATCTCCACCTACATTTGTTATAGGAAAGTATTTTACATTGTTGCCTTCAAATATAATTCTTTTTTTTGCCATTAATTATCATCCAATTTATTTGTGTTAGTCAAATCTTTTGTTGTTGTATCTGGTGGTTTAGAAAATCCTCCAGCTGATCCTATAGTTGCTATATCAGTACCAAGTCCAAAGATTGCACCCATGATCCCAGCTTTCTTAGCTTGTTTACCAGCATTTCTAAGATTAGTATATTCAATGATACCCAGATTTTGCATGAGCTCTTGATTGATTTGTGCAACATTAAAATCTTCTACACCAGATGATAATGATAATGTTGTTGCTAATAAAACAGAACCCTCATTAGTAAGCATACCACCACTTGCTGCTTTAGCTATAATAGTTGAAATTGCTGCATTTGTTTCTTTAAGAACTTTAACACCATCCTCTTTAGCCTCTATCTCTTTTTGTTTATATTGTAATTTAGCAATATCAGCTTGACTATCATAGTAAGCCTTTTGAGCCATACCTTGTTGGTATGTTGCGTATGATTTACCTACTGATGCTACTACAGCTACTATTGTCCAAGGGCTCATTGTCCTACACTCACTTTATATTCTACTCCCAATAATGTAAAAAATAATGGAGCAGACTGGGAGAATGTCATCTGTCCATCTCTATCATATCCAAGCATTGGTTTCTTTCTTTTCTTACCAGTAAAAAAATCACCAGCTACAAATAATAAATCATTACCATTTAATGTAAGATTTTGCGAGAGATATAAATTAGCAGTTGCCTCTACTATTCTTTTCTTTTGTGCAGTTATATTACCACTAGATAGTTTGAGCTCTACTGGTAGTGTTTTAACAGTAGGTGTATAATTTAATCCTATTTCTACATAAGTTGTAGGTACTGCATCTAATGTTATTTGGCCAGAGCTTACAGTCTTATCAAGTTGCATTTGATCATCTACAATAACCTTAACTGTTTTACCTTCAAGATGTGCTAACCCACTTACAGTTGTAGATGATGGTTTGCTACTTCCAGATAATAATTTTGCACTATCAGTTGTATTGTCATCATTGAAACACTCTACATAATATTTATCAGAACTACTTATAGATCTTTTCATTGTAAAATATATTTGGTCCACATCTACTCCTACATTTATAAACTCACCATCTGTTGTACTTAAACTAGGAGCTATAACATTCTGTCCTCTAAGTATTGAGTATGTAGCCAACGATCCATCTGTTTCATTTACTATTAATAATAAATCCCCATCTGTGGTTGATGTTGCTTTTCGGAGGGCCATATCAGATGGAGATTTTAGCAAGTGAGAAGATAACAATGAAATATTATTTGATATGTAAGATAATTCTACATCACTAAATAAAAACTCTCTCAAAGATTTACCAGCTCTTTGTATAAATAATGTACCACTCTCAGCACCTACTGGTTTGATACCTTCTTTAGATCCTCTTCTTGTTGCACCATTAACTACAACATTAGTAGGAGTAATAGGATCAAGTGTTGATTGTGGTAAAAAGAACTCTCCACCTTTTGTAAAAATTTGTAAATCTCTACCAGAAAACATACCAGTTATTGCATTGGTACTATCTGTAGATATTGTTAGTTCAATACTATCATCATCTAAAGCCTCACCAGGATTGAAATCAAAGAACCTGGCTACTCTTGATGCAAAGATTGTATTAGGTCTTGACTTAACACCACCAAAGTAAAGCCTTCCTTCGTGGAAGGTACAAGTTCTTGGAAAGCCTTTTGTACTAGACCAGCTATCTTCATAACCTCCATCTATAAAAGTTCCTCCAGATGCAATAGCAGATGTATTAAAAAAAGGTATTTCAACAATAGCCTCTACAGATGTAGCAGAAACAAATCTTGTTATTCTTGCTCTACCAATTCCATCATTAGCCTCTATGTATTGATTGACATTACCAGATGCAAAAACATTTCCTCCAGCAGTTATTGTAATATTTCCATCTACAGCAGATGGTGTAATAGTTTGATTGATAGTAGTTTCAGATGCAGTAAAATTAAACTTAGGTATAAACTCAAATGATAAATCTGATATTGTCCATGTTGAATGAGAACCACCTCTTACTATTTTTTTAGGGGCCATATCTTCCTGGACCACAATCAATGTATCTGCTGATTGTGTATGATCCATAGTTGCAAGAACTGTAGATCCTATAGTTGTAGTTAGATAATCATTACCACTAGAGTTTATGTTTGTTACTAATTCTTTATTTTTAAAAATGTACATTCTATTATGTACAAATAAAAGCATATAACTTTGTGTAGTTGAAAATTCAAATGGTACAAGTTTCATTCCATTTTGTGGATTGGCAGCACTTGGTACTTCAAATATAAATTGTAATCCTGGCCTTCTTTCTATTCCACCTTGAGGCTGTATTAAAACATTACGAGCTTGATCTAATGCGTTGTAGTATTGATTGATGTCTATACGAGATTTTAATAAAGGATCTACCTCACCAGTAGTAAAGTTTGTTTGTATAGTTACTGCTCTGCTCATCTAACATCTGTTAATGGGAAATCTACTATTGCATAATTTGGTTTACCTCTACCATCTATATTACATGCCTGGCGAAAATACCCACCCCTTCCATTTTCTGTTAAAGAACCCAAAGCTACACCTCTCCAGTATTCGGCCTTTGTGATTTGGTCTGTTACTGGTTCAGCTAAATGCCAGGCTAACATGTAAACTAAAAGCTGTACAAAATAATTAGGCATTAAGCCTTCTGATACAACACTAGATATATAGTCAATGTAGATGTTTTCTTCGTTAGTAGCTATAGCTGGTCCAGAACTTGTATAAACTAATTCAAAGTTTTGGATTGGCAATACTCTTGTTGAGCTTGAGTTATAAACTTGTAAAGCTGTACCACTTACAGCAGTTGAGGGTAAAGGGTATAAATAAGTCCATTCATTTACTGGTGTTGCTGTTGATCTTGCTAGTTGTTCTTTTACAAGAGCAAAGGACCAGGGATATAAAGATAAAGTCTTACCTTTGATTGTTTCATAAATACTATTAGCTACTCTTGCAGCATCATTAGTTGTATCAGAAAATGACGAAATTGTGTCTGATCCTAACAACACTAATGCCTGGTTTACGATAGTTACTTTTGTATCTCCACTTGCCATAGTATTCCTTTAATAAATGAAGAGGCCCATTAAGGGCCTCCCCATGTTTATTTGATTAGTCGCTGTCAGTAGCAGATATTGCTGTACCATCACCTACATCAACAACACCACTTGCGTTGCTGACTACTGGGTGTAACGAGTAAGTTCTCGTACCACCAGTTGATGCGTGTACATATATCAAATCACCGACTTTTAACAGATCAGATACACTATCAAAGTATCCAGATGCATCTATATCTGTTTTAGCATCAGTTGATGTATAGCTCCACATTTGAGGAGCATTACCAGCTTTTGCTTGACCACCTATTGGTTGAAGTCCAGTTTTATCAAATGCCATAATTATTCTCCTTTATTAGCTTTCATCAGTTGTTATTTTAACTATACCATCTGCATCAATGGCAACAGCACCAGCTGAGAACATTGAGTTCACCAAGAATGATGTTTTCTCTGGAACATAATTGATCTCTGTTTTTTGTGCCATATTAACAGCCATACCGACTGCACCTCTATGGAACGCAAAACAAGTTCTGTCATTAGTTGCTAATGGTAATCCACCTTCATCTCTATCACCTAGAACATAAAATCTGAAACCGAGAAAAGTATTTATTTCTCCCGATACCAAAGCCTTAATACTAGCGAAATCGCCAGAGATTGCTCTCTCATCAGCTAGTAATCCAGATAATGAGTTTGCGTGGATTATGATGTGTCTATCATCAAATGGAACATTTTTAGCATCCATAGCTTTTTTAGCAGCTATTAGCTTTCCAACATTCAGATTTGATGCAGCAGCAGATCCAGAAGTTACTACAGTTTTAGCAACTGTACCAGTTCCAGATGCAGCATTAACAGCATCTATTATAAGTTGGTCCATTCTTCTACCTATCGCTTTAGATACAACTTGAACTAACTCTTGCCTTTCATCAAAGTTCACCTTACTTTGGTGGAAAATGTCTGAATATTCAGCAGCATTGAAATCACTCATTGTAGCTGTAACTTGTGAATAAGTTACATTCAATGGAGTAACATCAGTCTGAGGAACTCTTGCAGTAGCAGATCCCTTTCCAAGTTTAGGAAACTTGTATGTTTGCCCTTGTACACCTTGTCTTAGCCTTACACATCCCAAGATTGAACTTTCACCTTGGTATGCTTGTTTTACCTCAGCATCAAACAGAGTAACAAAAGCATTAGTTATTGATTGTGCCATGTTTTCTCCTTTATTAGTTTAACACATTTATATATTTACTCGCAGTTGTCTGGTAAAATAGCCAGGCTGACATAGTGTACTTTCCACTCGTCAAAAGGCCAAAAAAGAATTTGGTTATCTCTGATTACAAACTAATCGTTTTCTAATTAAATATCAAGTCTATATTTCGCCAGTATTTACTTTTCCTGGAAAAGCTCTAGCAAACTGTTGCTCTACCTTTCTACGAAAAGCTGGATCTGTTTTGTACTTAGGATCTGCAACTAACTCATATAAATCATCATTTGATGGAGCACCATCTATATCAACTGGAGCTGTAGGTATAGTCTGTTCACCATAATACTTTCTAAGTTTATTGATAGTATTGATACCATTTGCAGTAGCAGCAAATACTTTGAACTCCTCAAAATCTTCATCAGAGAACACACCTTTTGCTTTTAATCCTTGGCCCCAAGTTTTTACACCTTCAATGATTTGTTGAGCATTAGGTCCTAACTTAGATGTTTCTTCTTCTATGTTGATACTATCTGCCTCTTCTTGTTGTACAGATAACTCTTTGAACTTACCAACAAGATTATCAAATGCAGCTTGAGTAGGTTTGTTTTCTTTTGCCCATTCTAAAAAATATGATTTTAATTCATCATCATCCTCTACATCATCTAATGATGATACATCATATTCTTTTGGAGCTTTGTGTTTACCCATAGAAAATTGTTTTTGTAATTCACTATAAGAGTTACTAAGCTCTTCGGTTTTAACACCTCTCTTTGGATCCCAAAATTTATCTTCTACATATTCTGGTTTTTCAAGTTTAACTTCTTTTTCATTCTCATAAGTTTTGTCCTCTGCTTTTTCTTCTTCTTTATGAGGTACTACAGTATCACTTGGATCTGGAGCTTTTGGTTCCTCAGTTGGAACATTACCCATAAGACCTTCGCCTTGGTTCTCTTCTAATATTTCGTTTTGATTTTCATCAGCCATTTTTTGCCCTTTCTATTCTCATTAGTATTTCTCGGACCACACTATTTTGTCCTTCTCTTGCATATCCAGATGTGTGATCTCCCCCTGGTACCCAAGTAGGTTGGCTCAATGTTCTACTTACTAAATGTTTCAAACACTTCTTACCTTCCTCTGTTTCAAATGTTCTAGCATACGACTTATCTATTTCAAGCTGTTGGTTTTTAGTTTCTTGTTTTGCTTGATTGTCTAAGACTTCAATGCCTTCCCATCCTACTTTTGCCATTATGAACTAACCTCTTCCTCTACAGCACTTGCTGGTTCTTGTTGAGGAGGAGGAGCATCAGCCTGGGGAGCTTGTCCTTGCATAGCAGCTTGTTGGCTAAACATCTGCATACTTTGTTGGATGATTTGTTGTTTTTCCTCTGGAGTAGTTCTTAGGTTGGATGGTACTCCTAACTTATCACCTATGAAAGTAGCTATAGCATCTGGTTTTAGTTCTGCTACACCACCTGGTCCAAGTGAATTTGCTATTTGGAAAAATTGCATAACTTCATTTATCTCTTCTAAGTTTTGAGCTTTAGCCAATGGACTAACTGGTACTACTTTTACCTCTAGCCCATTGACTTTCAAAGGGAGCTGGATGAGGCCTTTCTCATCCATAATGAATAATACTCTTGTTATGATTGGTACCATTGTTTCAGTAATTAATCTACCAAAAGCTGCACCTAAATTTTGAGCTAGTTCTTTCATTCTTTCAACAATCTCTGTTGCAGATCTAGCTGACATATTATCTGGTGGTAAAGTATCATCTAACAAAGTCTTTTTAATATTTACTCTTAAATCATTTATTACAATTTGTGATACATTGAAATCTCCAGATCTTGGCAAAGGAGCTAGTGATGCACCTTGAGGTCCACCATTCCTTGCTACTGGTATAATTGATCCTGGAGTAATTCTAATATTAGATGGATTGATTACACCATCATCTGCTGCTGTATAAACTCCAGCACATGCTATACTAGCATTTTTAAGTAACAGCTCTAAAGTTTTATTCAAAGTTTTTACATCTGGTAAAGCAGATACTAATGGTCCTCTACCAAATACCTCACCAGGTATCTTCATGTATCTTGCAACAATCCATGGTGTAGTATCCATTCTTCTAAATACTAACTCATCTTTTGTTTTCTCATGTATGATATGATAACAATAATCTTTTCTCTCTGGATCTATAATTACAGCCTCAATCAACTCTACCATCTCTTGAGGTTTAGTTTGTATTAATAATTCAAGTTGTTCATTTAATTTTATATCTGGGTATTGTCTTGGCAAAGCCTCAGCTCTAACTTTGTATTTACGATAAACATTATCTACAGTTCCATGTGGTCCTTCTTCTAATGCAATAAGATACTGAGGAACTGGAGTAAACTGAATAGGATTAATATCATCACCTGGCTGAATGAGCATAACAGCAGTACCTACACAGAGATCTAATAAGAACTCTCCCATAGCTAGGTCAAAGTTTGATTGTCTTAACAAAGTAAACATTTTATCTAAATACAGATCTAATGCTTGTTGGACCTCTGCTTTTCTATCTGCTGGTATGTCATTCCCAGGTTCCAATCTGCACCACTTTTTATAGGGAGGAAATAGGCCAGATTGAATTCTGTTTGCAAATCTTTGAGTTGAATGAATAGCTGTACTGTCAAATACCATATTCATTTTGTTTTGACCTGGTACAGTTCCCTCATAATATCCATCATAAAGATTTCTTTGTGGAAGAGCATAACGATAACAATCCTCGTAAATAGTTCTCCATTGTTCTTTACGAGCAAATGCTTTGTTTGATCTATCTAGTACATCTCTTGGTTTTAATTGCATTATGCAGTTCCTTTGTTTCTATTAGCAAAATTTCTAGCAGCCTCTTTACTACCAAAGCCCCATGCCTTGAGAGCTAAAGCTAATCTTGTAGGCCTACCCTTATCATCTTTCATAGGTCCTTTGTTAGCAGCAAACCTCGCAGCAAAGCTAACCCTTCTCGGATTAGTTCCTTTCTTAACTGGTGATTTTAAATTACTGCCTTCGGTTCTTTTAAAAAAAGCTCTACCTCTTTCATTTAATCCACCAGATGGGTTTTGATATTTTTTAGCTACCATCTAAATAATTATTCCTCCTAAGACAAAAGAGATAATTATAGCAGCAACAAACCACTTATGTTCTTTTGCTCTTCTCTTCCATTCTCTAGGAGTATGTCCAAAAATTATCATGCTATTACCTTTTTCTTTTTATTTCTTAACATAGCAAAGTCTTGCTTACCAATCTTGCCATCTTTGTTTGCATCTAATTTTTTTTGATTGCCTTTTAACTTAGATGCTTTTTTCATTTTCATTTTATATACCATTAGCTTACCAGTCCTTTCTTTCTTTTTGATCTTATTAAATCTTTATCAGCTTTTCTTGCACCACCCTTGCCAGTCGCAAAGGACCGAACTCTTCCAGCTGCCCAAGCATGAGCTGATACATTCCTTGATCCACTAGAATAGTAGGCCCCAATCCCACGAGAATAGACCTTGCTTAATGTTCCTTTAGATATTCCACTAGACTTAGAATACTTTGCTATAACATCTGCTTTACTCATGCCTTTGCCCTCTTCTTGCTAATGTCATCCATCATAGCAGCTGTTAATAAACCTTTCTTATATAATCTTCTTGTTCTCAATATCTCACTCTCTTTTGCCTTTGGGTTTTTTGCACCAGATAAATATTTAAGTGGTACACCCTTTTTACTCTTCGGAACTTTCGGAAACTTTCTTGTCATCTTCTTGCTCCTTTGGTTTTCTAAATTTTGGGTTTCTTATATAAACTTGTTCATGACTATCCATAAGATACTAATCCTTTCTTTCTGGATGATCTTTTCATTTTTTTCTTTTTAGATTTTTTATGATAGCCAGGCATTATGCACTTCCTAATTTAGATCCACTATCTCTTGGATTTCTTATTGGTGAATAATCTGATTCAGTTTCTAAACCAGTATTTTGAGATGTTGCCATTAACTGAGATCTTCTTCTAGTTCTTTTTTTTAATCTTCTAGTTACTTTTTTACCCTCAGCCTCAGTTTGTTTTTGAACCTCTACTCTTCTTTCAGCTATAGGACTAGCTGCTGGTGGTGGTTTAGGTTTTGAAACAACTTTTTTAATTACTCTTACTGCTCCTCCCATTATGTCATCATCCTTTCATCTTTCATTGGATCTCTCACACTAGCTACATCTGTAAGTGTAGTACCTACTCCTAAAGCTGGTAAATCTCTATCTTGAGAATAAAGTAATCTACCACCCTTTCGTCTAGTACGAGATCTCGCTGCTAGTTTTCTTATTTCTTTTTTTTCACTTGCCTCTGCTCTCCTATCTCTTTCATTAAGTAAATCTTCATTCCTCTTCATTTCTGGTGGAGGAGTGTACTTAGGAGGTTTAAACAAGCTACCCATTATCTTTTACCTCTACAACATGGTGTATAGAAACAAGTACCCATACAGAATACTAAGCAAACCCATTTTCTAAATATTTTTTTTAACATATTAAAATAACCTACTATACATTATCATGTCTTGTTTGTTGAAGGAATATTTTTTTAATACACCCTCCCTTTTAAAATATATATGTTCTATCCATTTGACACTACGAACATTGTTAGCACTAACTGTTACATGTAATCTATGTAAATTTAACTCATCAGCTGCCAACTCCATAAATTTTTTTGCACCTTTATGAAATTTTAGTTTCCATTTCTGTATTAGTTTTCTATCTGGTATAAGCCATAACTCAGCAACTCCAGGCCATTGTGGTACAATACCAAAGCAAACAATAGGTTTACCTTTATCTAAAACTGTATATCCAAAGCCTTGCTTAGTACAAGCATCTAAATAATCTAAGTAACCAGGTATCTGATCAACATGCTGCCTATCCTCTGGACCTAGATCCATAACATTTAATAAATACGATTTGAATGGTAGAACTATCATGTCCTTGCCATCTGCGTTAAATATACTTTCAAGTGTTTGTAATCTCATATGTGGCTCTATACTTTTTTGGTATAACAAATTGCTCCATCCTTTTCTCTGATATAAAAATAGTAAATTCTTTTTTTAGTTCCATCTCTCCCCTTTTCCAAACTCTTACTAACCATTTTTGTTTTATGTTTTTTTCTATCCCCATTGTTCTGCCATAGCCTCTGCAATCCCAGTCCAAAATTTACTTCTTTCTTTTGCATTTCTTGGTAAAGGTCTATTTTTATTTTTATTAGTATGTTTGTATCTACTTGTTCCACTTTGTATAAATGTATGTTTTTTTTCAACTACATTAGTAGGTTTAAGATTTGGTAAACCTTTTAACCACAATCTTGTTTTTTTACTAAATGGATGTCCATACTCGTATGGTTGTATCTCTTGAGAAAACTCTGGCATATTAAATACTCTTAATGATATTGGATTTTCTATAGCAACTTTATCGCAAGGATGATTGTAGAACTGCATAAAAAACTTTTTACCCTCTAATCCTTTTTGGTATCTATCCTGGTCCATCTGACCTTTCTTTGGATATAATCTACATGCACCAGCATTTGATAAATAAGTACATGGTGGATGAGCTATAATCATATCCCAATCATCTAACAACAGATCTGTAACATCTCCTTGTACATGTTGTCCTGGAGTTTCACCTGGTAGTATATCGCAACTCCATGCGTTATGTCCTCGCTTTGCAAAAGCATCTCTTACAATACCAGAATACTCACATGCTATTAGTATCTTCATCTTCCTCCTTTATGTTATTAATTATATAATAAGCTATGATAGCAGCTATAGTTATAGCAGCCAGACCAACAAAAAACATTCCAATACCATAACCTACACTCATGCAAATATATCAAACTCTGTACTGGCAACTGATTGCCTAAACTTATTATTAGTTCCTCTTGTTAATCTTTTATGCTCACCACCTCCAAGCAGTAAGTACATAAACGCATCACCAACATGCGAATGTTCATTCTTGTTTGGAGCATCCTTATATCTTTCACCACCAGATATTTGTACTCGTTTAAAATGGTAGCCACCAGATAATGCCTTCCTTAATCTTTGACATCTTTTATCTACAAGTAATCCTGGTTTACCTTCTATCAATCTATTCATAGGCATAGCTCCAGCCTCTCGTCTTACTCTGAAATCATTTGATGCAGTTGGTCTAGCAGTCAATCCTATAGATCTTAAATGATCAAAAGCTGTAACTTCATAGATCTCATCTCTCTTCATACCAGCTGGATCTCCATGGACCAGAACCTCAAACTTAGGAAACTTACTAGCCAGTTCTGTTTTTAACATTTCACCAAATCTTTCTAATCCCATATCAAAGGTAACTAACTCATGTAAAATATTCCAGGTACCTTTTTTATTTCTTTGGCCAAAGATTGCAGCTGGAGTTAAACCAAAGTCCACACCCACTTGAACTGGTAAACTTATATCTGGTTCTAAATAATCTGCTGCCATTAATGTATCATCATACTCAGATAAAACTGGTTTACCTTCTTGCACATAAGTATATAGGCCTTGAGCATAACATCTTATCCAATCTAAATTTTTTCCGAGTAGTGTTTGTTCATAGTAACCAGTCGGTAAATTTTTTTTATTTTCAGCTTGAGGGTTTGTCATCCACCATTTCTTTGCTGACATAACAAAACCATTAGCCTCTGGATTTTCTGGTAAATCTTCTTTGGTATATTCTAATACTGCACCAGGTTGCTTATAAAACTTCCAGGCATATTTACCTTTCATCTTTTCTTTCTCTGCTAATCTATACCACCAATGATCATCATCCATTGGGTTAGTATCCATGATGATACCTCTCCAGGGTTTTGCACCTCCATCTGATAATGTAGGATACCTTCCAACTCTATGTGTTAATCCATCTATAACAGCTTTAGGTAACTCTCTTGCCTCATTCACCCAGGCTCCAGTCAATTCCATAGATAAAAGTTTTCTAACATCCTTTGGTTGGTCCAATGCTAAGAAGATAACTTCACAATCTATACCTGGAGCTCCATCTCTTGATGGTAATTTTATATGATGTGTCAATGGAGGGCTCCATCTAAAAGGCCCCCAGATGTTCTCTGGAAATAACTCTTGCCATGTTTTAATTGTTGTTGTCCTAAGCTCTGGATAAGAATTACGAACTACAACAAACCTAGAATACTTGATCCCATCCTTAGGACTGGCCACTTGCTGTACAGCTTTCAACATTATCTCAGCTGCACATGCGTATGATTTGCCAGATCCAACTGGCCCCATCAATCCTCTTACAAATGATTTGTCTTGTAGAAATTTCCAAACTGTTTGTGATGTAGAAAAGTCTAACTTTAGATTTGTTATTGCATCACTCATTTTTGTTCAGCTAATATTAATATTAAAATTGCTCTTAGTTCTGAATTATTAAAAAGATCAAACCCAGTCATTTTAAACATTAAATCTTTTTCATCTTTAGTAAAATCAAATTTTTCAGATTGAGATATTTTATTCTTTAAACTATTCATTTTATCTTTATCTAAATCAAACACCACACATACCCTCGCAATTATCTAATTGTCCAAAATCTTCATGGAATAATTCTGGTTGTCCTTTTTCTGCATTGGTTCTTAAATCTGCCTCATCAAGTGGTACACAATCTTTATGAACATAAACTTTATCATCAGTTTTAGTTCCAGTCCTTATCTTTTTGTCAAACTCTACAGCTTGTTTCCATTCATTCGGAAAATTGTTTTTTAATGTTTTCCATTCTGTATTTGTTTTATAAGGACAATATATACATGCAGATCTAGGTAAGTTTTTATCATAGTGATTTGCAAACCATTCTTGACAATCTTTTCTTTTAATTCTTTTATCTATTAGAGGATATATATTTTCAATCCATTTAATTTGATTTGTTTTCATTCTAATTATTTCATCAAATGATATACCCATAAGTAATTGTACATTAGTACCTTGCTTTCTTTTTTCTCCTTTTTGCAAACCTAACAACTCTCTAATCTTTTTATTTACTGGCCTTATTTTGTAGTTACTCGTACATTGTCTGCGTAATAAACCTTTTTTTCCAGTTTCATTATTTTTAGTAAAGAGTGGCACTTCAACAAAATTCCATCTGCCTTTACCTTCTGCATTGTTAATACTATCTTGAGTAAGATCTCCACCAGATACTTTGTAAATAGGATATGATAATTGTTTTTCTAACCAGGTAAGATGGTCATAAACCTCTTTAGGTTCTGCCATAGTATCAGCAAAGATAGCAGCATCTACCATTGGCACCTCTCCTTTTTCAATCATTAATGCAAGAGTAGAACTTTGAACTCCAGCTCCTAAAGATAATATTCTAAGATCACTCATTCGCAAATACATCCATATAGATCACCACTACCATCATTCATTACATGTCTATTTATGGGAGCATCATGATAGGTTGTCAATTTCAATCTTATTATATCACAAAGCTCAAAGCAATCTACTGCTGTTAATAGTGTAATATTTTGTAACATTTCTTGGGTAACTACTACTAAACTATATAAACCATCACTTAAAATAATTAAACTCATTTATACCTCCTAAAAAACAATCTCCATAACCAGGATCTAAATATTGATACACACATAAAAATTAATGCTATATTAAAACTTTCCCAAACTGTAGGATACATTCCAAAAAATGGAAACACATACAGTTGTAATAATGTTGCTACAATTAAACCAGATCCTACATCAATAATACTTTCTATAAGACTTCTCACATTCCACCTCTATTTCGTCTTTTCCAAGATCTCTTTTTATGCTTATTCATACTGGAGAACTTCGGCTTTTTTCTTTTTGATATTGATGTTTTCTTTGGGATCCTTTCGTGGGGCTGTTTGCTTAGATCAAACTTTACTCTTGCCATCATCCTCCTCTATATCAATTATAGGCTTAGTGTCTGGTCCTTGCATTACAATACCTACAACAGAAGGTCTATCACTATCCTCATGTTGTTCTAATAATCCAGCAGCTTTGGCCAACACCCTAAGTACAGCTACCTTGTCATGCAGCTCTACCTCTAACTGAGGGCCTAGTTTTGTCGGAGTAACTTTAATTTTTTTTATAGCTTTGACTGCTGCATCCGATATGTTTTTAGTATCTTTTATTGTAACATTACCTTTATCATCCCACTCCATAATATCGGCAATATTAGCTTGAGCTATATCAACAAGTTCTTTAGCAACACTTTCCTTGTTGTGTTCTATGATCTCTGACTTTTGCACTCTCCTCTGGACCACTCGGACACCACCGAACCGATCCAAAGGAGGTTTTACTATTCTTTTTTTACTTGCATTACTCATTTCTAAATATCACCACCATCAAACCTTTTATATATCCAACTCTATTTGTATCCTCAGCACCATCATCATGACCAAATCTAAATCCATCCTTTGGCTTTTTTAGAAACCTTATCTCAACATTATCTTTCTTATACATGTAATCATGAAAATACTTTGAATGAGTAGAGGCTGGTAACAAAAACACTCCAGTAAAATTTTTAGTTTCTGCTGCCTTCTTAACAAACCTGGGTATATCATTATCAAACATAGGATGTATATATGCAATCTCACCAGTCCAATCCTTTGTTAAGCTATTATCTTCCTTAGTATAATACTTTGGTAAAAGATGGTTCTGATGAGATGCACAACAATCAACAGTAAAATCAAATTCATTAGATAAATCTTCCCAGATCTGTTTGGGAGTTCTTACCCATTTCATCAACTTATCATTTCTAAAATGAAGATGTGAAGGATTTTTATTATTCCTAGAATGGGATTGGCTCATCCGATATTCCTTCACTTGCTGATTTTTGGTGAAGAGGTATCTGAGGATCATCTTTATTCTCAAACACTCTAAAGAAAGCTACAAGATCTCCTTTGTTATAATCCTTAGTAGGATCTTTCTTGTAGATCTTAATATCCTTTGCACCTGGTACTGATGATCTTTCTTTTGTTTCTTTATCCCAGTTAGATGCGTTCCATTCCTCAATGATGTACTCACCCTCTGGTAAGTTATATCCTTTCATAACCTTATAGTTACGATTGCTATGTGTCGGTCCACTCATATTTTTCCTTTTCCTTTTATGTTTCCTTTTTTAAGTGGAGCTGCTTTGACTAGCCTAGGATGAGAAAGCAATACCCCACTTATAAACTAAATAACTAACTCAATATAGTTATAACCTAGAGAAAGTTATGTGAACATTATAATTGATTTGTAAAATAATTGCAAAAAAATTGTGAGTATCCCCCCCATATAGTATGACGCGAGGGGGGGGAAAGGTGTGTCTTTTCTGCAACACTCGGCCTTTTTTATTTTCTGTAGGAGGACTGCCCTTTCTGGGCCACATTTATAAAATGTAAATGTTCGTTTACGATTTATAAATTACCTGGGCATCTTCATCTTCCTGGATATTTTCTTTACCATATCCTGGACCAGTTCCTTATTATTATTAAGCTTGTCTTTCTTGATGAATACATCCTTATAAAAAACCAACCTCTTAGGACAATCCTTTCTGTTGGTCCTTCTCCATACAAGTATCTCCTTAAGTCTAGCAGCAGCTCTAGCCTCGGTAAGTCCTTCCTTTACCCATTCAGTTACCATCTTCTCATCTTCTGTAGTGTACTGAACCAATACTCCGAAAATCTCTTCGGTTAATCTTACAAACCTATTACATATAGATCTCACTATAGGGTATATATGATTGTTAGTTAGGTTGTTATGCATGTACTCTGACTGCATATCTGGATATGTATTGGGAACCATATTAGAACTATTCTTATCTACTGACTTATGTACTCTAGGTGCATAATTCTTTTTACCCCCACCTTTAGGACCTATGTGTATTTCTGGTTTATCTTCATAGGATCTGTCCTTATCTGGTACCATAGCTAAAGCATCCTCTTCCTTAATCTTAGGATCAAACACCATAAAGTATTTGTTACCTTTGAGGCCAGGATGTTTCTTAGCATAGCGAATATAATCCCACTCAATAAGTTTCTTAATATGTCTTGAAACAGTTGATTGGGTTATGTGCAAGTTCCTGGCTATAGTTAATTGGTTCGGCCAACAGACACCTTGCCTGGATGTGTAGTTACCAAGTGCTGCAAGGATCATGAAGGTTCTTGGATAAGTCTTGAACCTTTTATCTATTACAGCTCTTTGAGGCAGTACACAAAAGTGGCCAGGTGTTCTGCCTTTACCATAATCAGCTTTCTTTTTATCACTCATATTTCGTTACCCCAAACATCCCAGCCTGGAGTTTTTTGTCTTGCAAATAATTCTATTCTTGGAAGATCACCACAAAGCTCAACAATTCTATCTCTAACACAATCTGGTTTTCTTGAATGTTCTCTTAAATTATCAATAACAAGTTGTTTTACTTTTTTAGAATGTCTTTTAAATTTACCTTTTCTACCTATCAAACAAATTTCACAATTTGAATTAGTGTAAAAACCTAAACCAGAATAAAAAGATCCTTTCTTATTTGTTTTTACCCATGTGAAAGCTACAGTTTTATAAACAAACTGCCATGATTTTAAAACCTCTATTCCTTCAATTAAATTAGGATAAGTAACCCAAAGAAACAAAATACAATTATCATCAGATATTTGATTTATAGGTAATTGTTTTATTTGATTTAAAGATAAAGTTTTATAATGAGCTGATACATCACCATGAGATTTACCTTTACCTTGAAAATTATTATAAGTCCAAGGTGGATCAGCATAAATAATCTGATACTTTTTATTTGGTAGATTATTCATTATCTGGTTGGGCCTCTGACTTTAGCTTTGCCTCTAGCTTAGCAAAATCAGACCACAATTCTATTCCACTTTCTTTTTTAATACTCCAGCAATTCTTTTTATCTCTCTTCAATCTTACATGGTGAATGACAGTTGTATGATCTCTGTTACCACATGCTCGGCCAATCGCTGGTTGAGATGAATGAGTAAGCTCGTTGCATAAGTTGATATATACAGATCTAACTCTTACAAGATCAGCATGTCTTTTATCAGACTTAATATCAGTAGGACCTACCTCAAAGTAATCGCAGACAGCCTCAAGTATATCAGAGATCCATACTCTCTTAGCTCTCTCTTCTGGTTTAGGTCTATACTTATCTCTTCTCTTCAATACTCGGAGCTCATCCATTAACTTATCTATCTTGCTCTCCAGGTAGTCTATTCTTTTTTTAATACCATCATCTTTAGATTGGACAATAGGTACAGATCTTTGTTGTACATATTCAAAACCAGGTGGTGGTTTGATTACATTATTTGGTATCTTTGTCATTCTTATCCTCTTTCTTTTTAGGTTTGAATGGATAGATATGTACTCCAGGATTTAATAGTTCCTCCAGATCTTCTTGAGTAAGTTCCATTGGATCTTTATCCTGGGCCCTCTTCTTTGGTTTCTTTTTACTTATCATATCTGTAAGTTCTTTGAGTAATCTCTCGCAGTACCAATGAGCTTTACCAGCATCATCCCTGGCTCCCTCAAGAGTTTCTACTTTCTTACCCATTCGCATGATGTACTTGCAGATATTAAATTTGATAGCTCCAATCTTTTCTGCATCTGTAAACTGAGATGTGATTGCATCAAAAGTTTGTATTGGATTATCTTTGTAGTGTGATGGATTTATTTTATCCTTGCTCATTTGATCCTCCCATTCTAGCTGCGTTAATCATTTTATCTATTCGGTCCTGGACTACCTTGGGCCTAATAGATATTCCCATCTCTAAGATTTCAGACACCAATGTAGCCATAGGTATTCTCTCTACCTTAGCTTGGTCCTGGATCTTATCTTTTAATTTTTCTGGGATCTTCAAATAGAATGGTACAATCTTCATATTTTTCGCCATTTTTACCTCCTTAAAAATATTTAAAATATATCCTTGAAATATATATTAATATCCTTATATTACCTATATGAACATTATAAGACCAAATCAACATATAGGAAAGAGAGGTTAATATGAGTAATGTTTTTATAAAGAGTGATGGTGGTTACGCACAATCTGGTTTTCAATTAAGAAAAAAAATAGGTAATTGTGTACCAAGAGCTATCGCACATGCACTTAATAAACCATACAAAGATGTTTGGAATGATTTGTTTGATCTTGGAAAAGCAAATGGATTATTTCCAAACCAAGAGAGTTTATACGAAATGTATATCAAGCAGCATGGTTGGAAAAAAATGAAACCACAAAGAACTCCAGGTGGTAGGTTAAGAAAGTTAAAATACTTTCAATGCAAAAACATGACAGCTTTAGTTAGAACAAGAAAGCATCTTGTTTGTGTCAAGGATGGAAAGATCTTAGACACATGGAATAGTGGTAGGTATGCAGCTTGTTCTTATTACATAAAGGAGGACCAATAATGAATAAGATAGTAGCACTTGTAAGAGTAAGTACAGACAAGCAAGATGTAAACAATCAAAAGTTTGCAATAGAAAAGAAATATCCTGGATATGATATTGCCTGGTTTGAGGAGCCAGGCATATCTGGTGCAAAGAAATTTAGAAATAGACCAGAGCTCCAGGCTGCAATCAGACTAGCTAAAAAATCTGATTGTCCTCTTGTTGTATATTCTTTAAGTAGATTAGGAAGGACCTACGAGGTTGGACAATTCCTAGAAGATAACAAAGGTAAAATTAAATTAGATGTTTTAGATACACCTAACCTGGATGATGCAATAGCTGGGTTTCATGTAGCTATAAATAGAATGGAAAGAATTAATATCTCAAACAGAACAAAGGCAGCTTTACAAAGATTGAAGGCAGAGGGTAAGCAGCTAGGTAATCAAACTAATTTAAATGTAGTTAGACTTAGAGGCCATGCAACAATCAAAGCTAATGCTGATAAGTATGCAAAAGATATTTACGATATTATTCAAGGCATCAAACTATCTGGAGTACATACACTCCAAGGTATTGCTGATGCACTTAATAATAGAGGGGTTAAAACTTTTAAGGACAGAGTTTGGTATCCTTCTACAATTAAAAATGTCCTGGAAAGAGTAGGTATATAATGGCTAAAGATAATATTAGTCAATATCCATGGCTTTATCAAATCAAGAAGGGCATGGATAATACTACTGGTGGTCCTACTGGATCAGAACCAAGAGGTCTTTCAATCAATAGAACTTTGAGTATTAGAAATGTACTTAAAGATTTATTTGAATGGGATGACTGGGGTGATGCTGGTGCAGAAAGTAACTTGATGGGTGATAGCAGAGTACCAGTTGATAGATCTGACTTAAAAGATTTTAAAACTGGTGGGTTCTTACTTGAGAACCAAGGCTACACTATCAATGGACCAGCTGCTAAGTTTTCATTCAAAGATGATTTGAGTGATGCTGAGTATGAGGTTGTTGTTCAAAGAAAAAGGGGGTTTAATGAAAAAAGTTAGACCTGGACACTACCAAGAAACAATACCCTTTGGTGAAGGTAGAGATCTTATCATCAAGATAGTTGAGAAACCAAGACGATCAGTTGCAAATGCTGGTGGTAGATGGAGGCTTACTATTGATGAGAATAGTATCAGACGAGAAAACTCTGATTGGCCTAACAAGAGATCTGCCTATGAACATGCTAGAAATCTAGCTCAAGACTACTTGTTTAATGACATCATTGATAAGGTGCATAAGGCTTTTCCAGAGCTCAAGTATGAGGATAACAAACCTCTTGCATCTGAACAGAATGTGGTTAAAGTGGGTAAGCAAGATGAACATAAAGAACATAAAAGAAATACTTAAGTTCTTAGCAGAGGGCATAGCATTTTTGTTATGCCTTGCTGCCATCTATTTTCTAGTCATGTTTGGATGCGTGATGGTTGATAGTTGTTACTACTACTATGTACCTGGAGGGGGAGTTTGATGGTAGATAGTGGTAGGAAAACATCTTTTAAAAGAAAAGAACTAGGAGGGAGTGTTGTTGGCTCCCTCTTAGTAAAAAGTTTCAAGACACCTAACCAAATCTTGAAAGATGCTCTTAATGAGTATGATGGGAAGGAGGCTGTGAATGACATAGCTAACGAACCTAAGGTAGTAGCTGGTAGAATGTTAGAACCAGTTATTTTAAAAATGTTCATGGACCAAGTGGGATCTTATTGCAACGATAAGACTAAAGTTAAGATGACTGTTCCAAAGACAGCTCATTTATATCAGTTGGAAAATGGAAAACTTGGCAGCTCTTTAGATGGTATGTTACACATATCTCCAGGAACTCTTGAACTCTCAGATTATACAAAGAAAACTTTTATCCTTAAAAACAAAGTAGTCTTAGAGTGTAAGAATTATTCTGGAGCTGCCGAGGATGAACCTTATCCAGCTTACTTGTATCAGATCCAACAAGCTCTGCTTACTACTGGATGTGAACATGGTATCTTGGTTAGGTTTGTAAAAGGTTGGCAGCTACAATGGTTTATATATCAAAGAGATCATAAGATGATTGATGAGATTATAAAAGCTGGTAAAGATTTTTGGGATAGGTTTGATGGTATAAAGAATGGCCATGACTACTGGTACCCACCAGCTGATACTGCTGAGGCTAGTTTAATTTATACAAGTAATGGATCTAAAGAGGTCCAGGATATGAGTACACATAACAAGCTAGGTATTTTGATTGAGCAATTTGTATCTGCATCTGCTGATGAGAAAGAGGCAAAGAAAAGAAAAGATGCTGCATCAATGTACATGAAAGAAATACTTGGTGGTCATGAGGTAGTTACATGGAATGACTACACAATTAAGCATACAACAAATCAAAAAAAGAAAACTAAAACTGTAACCATACCTGGTGAGTTCACTAGCTATAGAAGGTTTACAGTAGATGGAGGAAATAAATGAGTAAGGAAAAGCTAACACCTAGTATTTACAAAAAAATATTTGAGGTTCAACATGAATGTGGGAGTGTAATCAAAGATGCAAAGAGAGGATTACAATACAAACCACTATCATATAATTCAGTTAATGAGGTAGTAAGACCAGCTCTGAAAAAAGCAAAGCTAACTTTGATACCTTATGTTAAATCACATGAGCAAGATGGCAATCAAACAAGATGTGTCATGGCTGCAAGAGTTGTTGATGTAGAAACTGGACAACATATAGATGTAGGAGATTACTTTGGTTATGGGAATGATACCCAGGACAAAGGACCAGGTAAAGCTATGTCTTATGCTTACAAGTATCTTTTATTAAAACTTTTCTTATTAGATATATCTGATGAAGAGGATAGTGAGAAAGGTGATAATCAAAAGATAAATACTAAAAACAAAGACAAGGAATGGGCCGATAAGTTTGAATTTAACTTACTTAAAAATGTAGATATTATCTGCGAGGCTCCAGACTTAACGAGTGCTGAGAAGGTTCACGAAATATTACAGCTAAAGGATAAGGTAAGATCAGACTTTGAAAAGTTGTATGGTATGGATAAAGGTAAAGCGAACATGATAGCAGACAAAATAAAAAATAAGATAGAGGAGCTAAAACCAAATGATGCTAACACCAAACCAGCTTAAAGTATTTGACTTTATAAATGGTTATATAAAGCAAAAGAGAGTACCACCTACAATACGAGAGATAGCTCGTAAGCAAGGCTGCGTACACTCAAACATCTGGAGGATCTTGAGAAACATAGAGCAACGAGGATACATCAAGATCCATACTGGTAAATATAGAGGGATAGAGGTACTGAATGGCAACAGCATACAAAAGTAGATTTAGAAAGTGGTTTGTCAAGGAACTGATCAAAGCCTTTGATGGGGAGCATGATGTAGTCGTAATCACCTTTGATGAGAAGTATAATGATAAGGGAGATCCAGTTCAAAAATTCTATTCGGCTGATAACATTGATCTGGAGGTGCTGCACAAAACTGCCACAATCCAAGTCAAACCTTTTGAGGAGTTATGGGCAAGAAAGAATAGAGATCGGATTGAGCACATTTTCTTAAAAGATCCTATTGAGAATAAGACTGGTAACTAGATACCATTTAAACGGCCTAGGATACACCAAATTTTAAGATGTAGGGTTCTTTGGTTGTTACCCCTTGCTCATCTCTTTCCAGGCCTTTCTGATAGCTCTCTGTGAGGATTTCGTAAAGACTGACATGGGATATACATTACAATCTCCATATCCAATATCATCTTCATTCTGGTACGAGGCAAAGGTCCTTACACATTCAATACCTTCATCCTCAAAGATTTCATATAGATATGCCTCAGTAATTATTGTTGCACATTTTAGTTTACCAAATTCATAATCAGTACAAAGAGAACTAGAGCCTACAATATCTAACCAGGTAAGTCTTAAAAATAAATGTTTCTTGTTGTTGATGGTAACAGCTCTAGCCATTAGACCAACTCACCAATCCATTTACCATTATGATCTAGGACCATAGGTAGTAACCTCGGCCATCCATTAATTATAATACCACATCCAATAATAAATCTTAGTCTAAATTGTCGGCTGTAATTGAAGGCCATAGATCGTTGGTTTGTGAGGCAGCCCACTTGCATGGACCATACTAAGTTATCCGGATTACTAAAATATTGTATATTAAATTTAGAATGAAAGTGTCCTTGAACTACATGCTTTCCATATTGCATAGCAAGTTTTAAACCATCAGCTGATATACCATGTGTCATAAAACATTCCTGGCCATTAGATAATTTTATATTGAGATCATCTACCCATTCCCATCCAGGTCCTACATCTAAAAAATCATTATAAGATTTTAGATATGCTTTTGGCATACCATGTTTCAAAGCTCTTCTATATATTAATGATGAATGATTGCTATGTAAGAGTACCATCTCTGGAAACATCTTTTCTAATTCTTTTATATATCTTTTACTGATAGTAAGCTCATCACCAGATGATGGAAGGTCTGGATCTGTATCATGAAATGACAAACCATGTTGGTCCAATTCATCACCGATATTGACTACAAGATCTATATCTTTATATTTTTTCTTGATAGCTTTTAGAAAGTCAAAACTTTCTGGATGATGGTAGGGTATGTGAAGATCACTTTGGATAAGCACACACTCATATTTTTTAGATGCCTTCATTAGTTAGTCCGATAAATTCCTCGGCAAACCACTCACCTACATCAAACCCTGGACAATTAGGTTTGTTATCTGGATCTAAATCAGCATGACCAACTACCTCAGCTTGAGGGTAGATCATCATTAATACTCTGATTAGATCATGAAGAGCTGCCATTTGTTCGTTAGTAAAATTATTCTCTGGTCCTCCATCTTCATCCATACCTCCGACAAGGCAGATGCCTACACTTTCCCAATTATGCTTAGCCACATGAGCCCCAGGCACAGATACATGTCGGCCTAGTTCTATGATAGGATTTCTATCTCTAGTAATTACAAAGTGATAGCCAATGTCATCCCAATTTCTAGGAGGATCAGTATGCCACTTTCTTATTTCAGCAGCTCCAATATCCATTGATGGTTTTGTTGCTGCACAATGTACTACAATATAATTTGTCTTATCTCTCAAATCTATCTTTCCATTTTTCATTTTTTAACTTCCCTTATTATCTTGTTTATATGTAAAGATTTATCAATTTGCAAGACCTCAAGCTCTACCTCTGCCTGGATACACTTAAATGTTAGCTTTCCATTGGTATTGCGAGTAGCCTCTCTTCGTAATTTAAGACATGTTGCTGGACTATCGGTGTACATAAATTCGTTTGCAGTTCTCCAATCATTCGGATCTCCTTGAGAATTAAACATCAACAATGCAAATACTATAGCTACACTTTTCATTCGTGAGCTCCGTTGTTTCTTAACTTGTCAATTATCTTTTCTGATTTCTCAAGTCTATCTTCTAAGAACTCTACCTTTAATCTAAGTTTATTTATCTCTGGCATCTCTTCCTCTACACTTTCTTTTAGTTTCTCTTGATTAGAACTAATAAACTCTACCAACATGAAGAGCTCATTTATTTGTGGTGATACCATATTACCTTTAGGTACACCTACAATAAATTCATTTGCTTTTTGTAAATCATTTAACATTAGCTTTTGTTCTGTTTCAATTATGTTTAATCTTTCAACAACAGTAAATGCGAACCAAGCTCCAACAAGACATGCACTAACTATGCTTAAAAGGTTCTTCATAGGCATGGATACTGGTGTCTTATCTGAGAGCTCTAGTCGTTTCATTATTTTTTATTACTTATTTTTTTTAGCTTGTCAAAAGATCTGGCCCCAGTCAATCCTAGAAGGCTGAACAAAACAGTCATGAGAGTAGAACTATCCAGGGTAGGAAGATCTATTGTTGTACCTCTCAAAGCACATACCCAGTTTGTTATAGGTATAACTAAGAACTGAAACATAAAAGCAAACACACATACCCAGGCAAGTGTAGGCCTCCATAATCTTTGTATCCAGGACAAAGCTCCAGTAGCTTTTGCATCCTCTCTATTTATTTTTGCTTGTTCTTTATCTACATCAACTAAAGCCTTGACTAATTCTTTTTCTAAATCTGCTTTGTGTTGTGCTACTTTGTTTTTGTCTGGTACCAAATCAACTGCTTTGTTTATGATTGGCAACAGAGCTGTTAGTCCTTGTATCATATCTCAGTTCCTTTCAACTTTATTAACTCATAAGGAACACAATGAAACTTAACACCTTGGCCCTCATGCTTTTCTATATCTTCCCTTAAATCCTCTACTACTGTATGTGAGTAAAGGTTACATGTATTGTAATCTATAAACTTTATATCACTAGCAATTCTTACACATGTTAAGCTAGTAGGATCACTAGCATTAGTGAGTAAGCATAAAGTTCCTATGAGCATCCAATACATTATATAAATTTTCCAATTTTCAATGCTCCTACTATAATAGAAATTAGACCTCCAACATAGAAGATCACTTTGAGGCCACCCTTACCCATGGCCACTTGTTCTTTTAATGCTACAATATCCTTGGTATTTTGTTCTACATCTTTGTGGATGTGGTCCAGCTTTTGACTTATATGTTTGAGGGTTACACTTTGGACTGTTGTTTTTTTAGAAACCCTAGCCATGACATAACTTAGTCTTTAGAACCAAGTTTGTCATTCCATACAGATTTAATTTCATCTGTTGTTGTAGCTGTATCTACTTGACTTGGTAAATCTCTTAAAGTTTGTTTATCAGAAACAATAGCAGTAGTATCAGCACCACTCTCATTAGCTCTCATAAAATCTACATCTAATTGTTCTAATGCAGGTTTTCTTTTTTCTCTTATTTTATCTTTCCAAATATCTTTTGCCTTATCTATATTTATATCAATCATTCTCCTACTCCATCAGTTAATTCTGCATCAGATATTTCCCAAGCATTTCTAAATGTTCTATCACTTGGTAAATCTGATAAATTTACAATTTTATAAGACAATCCAGTTGGTACATCTTTTTTTGCAATTTCTTCAACTGATCTGCCACAAGTTGGAGATGGAGTAATAATTGCTATTGTACCATTTGTTTGTTTATAAATTATTCTTGTATTTTCCATAAGTCCTCTTTATCTAAAAGCTGCACAACAAACCATTTGATGGTCTGTATTTGCATTTGATGAATTTCTACTTTCCATCTCAAAAGATGATGTTGTAAATAATTTTCTTCTTAAAGCAAAGTTATTGTGGTCATTATGACTATCTGTAGAACTATTCCAGTTTTCAACACTTTCTCCAGTTACAACAAAATTTATATCTTCAAGAGCAGTATTAAAATTAAATCTATAATGTCCTGTTCCTAAATCAGTAATGCTTGAACAATTACCATTTGATCTTAATGCGCCAGATCCACCAGTTATATTCGCCCATCCTCTGCATACAAACCCTGGAGCTGATCCACCAATGCTTAATAAAGTATTAACATCACTATCTGCGTATGAGGATATTGTGCCGAACTCTAATGCCGAGCCTCCAGAATTAACTTTTAAACTTTGTCCTGCGCTGCCAAGTGATGTTAAACCAGTTCCACCTTTTGATACTGGTATAGTCGGTAAAGATGAACTAGCAAGACCATCTGCAATACTTAATGTTTGACCAGTAGGTATTGTGATTGTACTACCAGCAGCTCCTTCTATTTGATCTACTTTTATTTTTGATGCCATAATATCTCCTTTTTATAAAATTTTTTAAAATAAATCAATCTATAATATCTCCAATGTTCCATTACCATCTATAGTCAATACTACACTACTAGGAATAGTAATAGGACCAAATAAAACACTATTTTTTGTAGATGCTGTTGTTATCGTTGCATTGGTTGATATGCTATTATAGTTTGAAAATACTGATCCCACAGTAGTAATCTCACTAGCTTGGATAGTAGTAAAGGATATATTTCCACCACCATCTGTGGTAAGGGCCTGGCCACTCGTACCATCTGCTGTTGGAAAACTTAAGCCATCTAGTATTACTTTACCAGATCCATTAGGAGTAATAGCGATATTTCCATTTGAGGCAGAAACAATACTATTGCCATTAACATCTAAATTACCTCCAAGTTGAGGAGTAACATCTCCAACAATATCTGTAAGTCCTGCTTGTATAGATGACCAAGATGTTCCATTATAAAATTTTACTGCATTATCAGTAGAATTATAAAATAAATCTCCCTCGTCTAAACTTGTTGTTGGATCACTTGATCCCACTCTATATCTTTCAGCAAAACTATTAACACCAGTTACATTATTAGCAACAGTTGTAACATTTGCTTTTATACCTTCAATAGCATTTAAGTCAGAAACAAAATCACTTGTTGCTAGTTGATTAAGATCACTAACTATATCTGATGTAGCTAAAATATTTAGATCTTCTACTATTGCAGATGTAGCTAATGTGTTTAGATCAGATACAAAATCAGATGTAATTAAACTTGAAACTCCAGCAACAGAATTAATATTACTTATGTTTGCAGCTATAGTTGAAATATCAGTCGTTGTTGGTCCAAGCTCTAATGATGTACCAGAACTATCGTAAGCAATAACTTTACTTGCATTGTTTGATGGTGTTGCATCATAAGGCCATTGTAAAGGACCAGAGGTACCAGATCCAGTTACAGTTCTTGGAGTAGTAACTTTTAATTGTATAGATCTGTCTGTAATCTCTTTTAGTTGTTGTTGTCTAATTAATACATTGTCAAATTCTGTTTCTAATGTAGCTGGATTGTTTGCTTGTCCAGTTTGAAATACAGTAGTTCTTGATAATGGTTGATCACCAATAATAGTAATTATTTCACCAGCTGTAGTTGCTGATCCAAAGGTTACAGTTCCAGTACCATCACCATTTAAAGATACACTATAATGTGTTGTTTCTGTTTTTAAAACATCATTGATATATACCTGGAGCTCAGATGATGCGTTTACTTGAAAACTAAAATTAAACGCAGTCTGTCCAGTAGATGTATATTGTATCCTTCTATCTACAGCATTTACATTAAAACTTGCCATCTATCGTTTACCCATCAATTCTTTTTTCTTTTTTAAATTTTCTATACCTATACTAATCTGAGGATATGTACTTTTCAATTCTTTTAATGCATCCTCTCTAAAACCTTCTACCACACTTAATAACATTTGTAACTGTTTTCCTCTTTGTGGTCCATCCTCATTGTTTTCATGTCTTTGCCATGTAGAACTTTCCATTTTCTTTTGCATAGCATCTAACAAATCACTATAACCATTTCCATCATTATCTCTATTAATAATTGTTACATAATCATAATATTGTTCACTATCTAAATTTATAACACCACCTACCTTTTTAGGATGCATAGGTATTCCTAGACCATAAGTTTGTAGCCAATCATCTACCATATTAAACTTATCTGTATGTTTTATCTTGACTGGATTTATTATACCTTGCTCTGGTCCTTCCATTATTTCACCCCAATAATTCAAAGCTGGTTTGAGATCTGGGTTAAAGAAAGGACTATTTTTATGTATTTTATTTAATGATTGATAAAACTTTCTAATTGGTAAAGGTATATCTGGGTTCTCATCAGTTCTACCAAAGAAACCAAAGAAACCATAATCAGCTTGTTCTGGTGAAATCATAGTATTGTATATTGTTGGATCTTGCATCTTTTCTAAATATGTACTGAAAGTACCACCAGGATTTACAGCTACACCATAAGTAGCCTCCATAACTTGATCACTTATAGCTGCCAAACCATTCATAAGTCTTGTTTCTCCATCAGATCCTAATCCATTAAATGCTTTGGCTATTGTAGCAATACCTTCTAAAAAAGGTTGTTCACCCATATATGTGTACATCCAAGTAACTCCAGCAGAAAAAGCAGCTTGTATGTTTTCATCTTGATCATAACCATATTGTTCTGGCCTTGATGCTGCAAATCCAAGATCAGCTGCCATAGCTAAGAATGTGGACATAGGCTCAAACCTTGAGTAAGTATAAAATTTAAAGTTACCATCATCTTGTCTAAAACCTATAGAGTATGGTTGGTAACCATTTCTAAAAAAAGCATCTCTTTCTTTTTTAGTACCTGGAGCTCTACCAGTAATAATAAAATCACTAGATCCATCAGCAGCTCCATAAGTATATTGCATGAATTGGTACATGGCAAAAGATGTTGTTAATAGTTTTGCTTGAGCTAATTGTTTTTTTGCTGGACCATTTACACCCATTAAATCTCTTCTTACAGATGGCATTAGACCAGCAGTAAATGGATTTCTTTTAGAACTTTCTAAAAATATATTTGTTACTGTTTTGTAGAATGGTACAAATAATTTTACCTCTGGTATGTTCATAAATGATTGTAAATTTTTTAATGCACCTGGAGGTAAGTCTGCTTGGAAAGTACCTTCTAACATACTAGCTTTTACATCTAATACTGTTTGATAACTTGGATCTGATAACTCTTTAGTATAAGCTGCTTGAGCATCAGCTTTGCTACCACCAGTATTTATAACATCATTGTATTTCCTAGTTGCTAATCTTTCTAATTCTACTTGAAACAATATACCTTTCATAAATTCATCCTCAGCAACAAGCAATCTACCAGGTACTCTTGCAGCAGTTCCCATGTATTCTAATATCATACCAAGTGGAGTATCTGACATACCACCAGCTAGTTCTTTACCTATAGCTTTTCTTGGTGGTAAATCTAATTTAGTATTTGATGCACCTTTTTTAAAACCTTCTACCATATTATCTAAACCTAACTTGCCTCCATAGTTTAGAGCTTTGATCATAGATGCTACCTCGTTGAATTGTACTCCTTGAGGTGATCCATTGAATGGTATTTTGTTAAGTGTTGCTGCTACTGTGTATTCCATTAATCTTAGTGAATTAAATCCTAAGTTACCTATTGTGTTTACTATGTGTGTTATTGGCGACATCAATCTTGAGTTTACCCATAACTCTACCCATCCATCTTTCCATTTTGATGCAAGAGATAATTTAGCAAATCTAGCAGCTTGATCTGGTCTAAGCATAAGAAAATGTTGAGATATGTTTTTAAAACCATTTTCACTCATATCTGCGTTCATATTATCAGTCATCCATTTAATGGTATCTGTTGCTGTACCTTTATCTACAGTAAGTGAAGGATCTATTTTTTGTACCTCTTGAATTACTCTAAGTTTTTGACCAGCTGAGGATGCATCAGCAGCAGTCTTAGAAAGTATTTGTCCATACAATCTTAAGACTTTATAAAACTCTATTTTCTCTGCCTCTGTAGCTATGCCCTTTTTACCTTTATCTGCAATCTTAGCTAAGTAAGTATATAATATTTTTGTTTCCATTATAGCTCTTACACCCACATCAAGAGGTAGAGCTTGTCCTGGTTTTTTATTTAAGATTTGTAAATACACATCAGATCTACCAAGTTTTGCTGCTTGGCTCATAAGTTGATCTACTTTTATCTTACCACCTTTAGCATTTTCTATCTGATCTTTAAATATTGTATAAACTGTATCTGAAAATTTATTTGGTTTGAATGTACCATTTATATCAGTATCTAAATCAGTAAATATTTTTTTAAGACTTTTTCTTTTACTGACATCTTTTATAGTTCCTAATTCAAACTCTTCTAATATATTGTTTACAGTTTTTAATTCATCCTCATCAAACTCTTTAAGTATAATCGTACCAGTAGCTTGATCAATTTCTATATCACCTTCAATCTTATTAAGTATTTCTTTTTGTTTATCTAATCTTTCTTTTTTATTTTTACCATAAGGATCACCTTTATGTGTTGGTTTTGATGGTAGTTTAAATCCACCAGCTAGTAATACTTTCTCCTCTTGTAATTGTAGATCTCCTCCTATTTGCTCTTGGTCCTCTGTATTTATAGGAGCTACCTCATCACCTTTGCTTACACTTTTAAAATCAACATCATTGTCAATCATTGTCTTGTCATTCTTTTCCAAGAAATCTAAATTGACTGTTGTGTTTGTAGTTTCTGCTACAGTATCTAAAGCTAAGTCTTTTGATTTAAGAGCCATTATTGATCAGCTCCTTTTGTTTGATTGTTTATGTTTGGGTTGTCTGGGCTGTTTTGTATTTCCAGCCTTGTTTTTTCAAAGCCTTTATCAATAGCTTTCGCCTCTGTTCTCTTGTTGAGTTCTTTGGCAGAGCTATAAGATCCACCTTCTTTGAGTTCTGTAAGTCCTTTTTCTGTGTCAATGGTTTTAA